ATAAGAGGGGTGAAAGAGCTTATTGTACAATGAAAGGTTGTAAGAAAGATGAAGTTCTACCTAGTGATAAGGAAAAATGTAGGATATTCTATGGAGCCCCCATATCACTAACTTATCTTATCCGTAAATATTTTTTACCCATAGTTCGTATTATGCAGATGAACCCATTGTTGAGTGAATGTGCTGTGGGTATCAATGCACATTCTGATGAGTGGGACAAATTGTTTAAATTTATTAGAACTCATGGTGATAAAAATATTTTTGCTGGTGATTATTCCAAATATGACCAACGTATGCCAACACAGTTGATTATCGCTGCATTACGCATACTTATTGACTTCGCTAAAGAATGCGATTATACGAATGAAGATATCACCATCATGAGGGCTATGGTGAGTGACATAAGTTCACCCTTTATTGCGTTTAATGGAGATCTTTTACAACTCATTGAAGGTGGTCACATTAGTGGTAATTCTCTAACTGTGATCATCAATGGTATAGCGGGAAGTTTGAATTTACGTTGTGGATATTTTCATTTTTACCCTCGAGAACTAGATTCATTTCGACATCATGTCTCCATTATGACGTATGGCGATGACAATGCCGGTAGTGTATCCAAATCTAGGAAAAGATTTAATATTAGAGATTTTTCTGCATTCCTCAGTGAATATGGACAAACGTATACAATGCCTGACAAGGAGTCGAAGTTGGTTCCATATATGTCCATATCAGATACAGAATTTCTTAAAAGGAAAAGCGTATATCATGCTGCTTTGGGGTATGAGATAGGTGCCTTGAGTGAGACATCCATTATGAAGATGTTACATAATCATGTTTGGTCGCAAGAAAGATCCAGACAGCAAACTATGGAAAGTGCATCAGCGCAAAACATAGGTACGGCTCTTAGTGAGTGGTTCAATCATGGACCGGAAATCTATGAGCAACGTAGGTTACAAATGTCAGAAATTGCTGAAATTTCTGGCATAGATTACATGTGTAAAGATGAACTCAAATTAACTTACGATGAACGCGCTATGATGAGGCGCAATAAGTAATCATCGTCCCAGTTATACTTCTGGGAGCTAAGGCATAGCAAAAAGTGTGAAATGTAAATATTTATGTATATAAATCGGATACCAGAGTTGTGAAATTTTACAAGACATCACAACCTTAGGCGTGCATTTTAATACACACAGTACTCTTACTG